CAGTAGCAGTAGCAGTAGCAGTAGCAGGGGTTTGTTTTTGGGTTTTCATGGTGTTTTCCTTGCGGTGTTTTCCGCGTTATGGTTTAGGGTTTATGGTTACGTACTTGCTAGCATTTGCTTGTTTTCCGTTTCCATGTGCGCAGTATAGCATAGTTTTATCATGTGGCAAGTGTTGGTGCATTACAAAATTGTAACCTTGCAAGTACAAAAATTTCTTGCATTTTGCGGCAAATTGTGATATTCGCGCGTGCGCGCGCATATATTAAGGTACTTGTAACATTACCAAAATTTAACTTGCTTTTTCTGAAAATAGTCAAGCAAAGTCCCGGCTAGGGCGATAAAGTACGTACATAGGCAAGCTAGCAAGCGCTAGCACAAATTGCAGTATTTAACAACATAATTTTATTTATCACTTTGTACGGTTTTTCTTATCACAGGCGATAACATAGCAGGTGCTTATCTTACCGCGCGTTATTTGTTTTCTTAATGGCGCAGTTTGGTAATTGTAATCACAGTTTGTGCCCATATTGGCGCGATAATTTACCGCCTGTTATTAGTTTTTCATATCGTGACCTTTTATAAAACTACTCACAAAGTGATAACATAGCAGGCGATAATTTAGCGGCCATTTATTAGTTTTACCAAAGTGCTTGATTGGCTATTTTAATCACAGTTTGATAACATACCGCGCGTTATTGGTTTTTCTTACCGCCTTATCCAGTTTTGCTAAATTAAGTAAAACAGCACCTAACGATAAGTTTAACTTAATAACGGCGCGTTATTAGTTTTCTTAACCTGCTTAATTAGTTTAATTTATGAACACTTTGAGATAATATCACTTTGATACTTTCTCAAACTGATAAATTCACCCTAAGTTAAATTCACCCTAAGTTAAATTATCAAATTGTTACTTTAACAACTGTTACTTTAACTAACGATAATTTAACAACAGTGAAATAACCAACAGTGAAAGTATGAAAGGGTGAAACTATAAATGGGTGAAATGGTGAAACTAATATTGGTGAAACTCAGACTGGTGAAACTTCTGATGGTGAAACCCATATGGGCGAAATCCGTGAAAGTCAGACCGTGAAACCCATACGCGCGTGATTGGTCAATCGTCTGCGTGAAAGTCTTCTAACATGGTGTTTTTGCGAGAGTTTGTGTGAGACTGCGTGTTTCACCGCTCTCGCAGTTTTTTGACCATTCCGCAGACCATCTAACACTGAAACCATCAGACCATTAGATGGTCGAGCCTCCGCGAAGCGGCTAATCACAAACACACCTTCCGCAGCCACCCACCCGCATACACCTACCCGCCCGCCTGCCCATACCCACCCGTAAACGCCCCTAGCCGCCCCTACAAGCCGCGTTCGCCCCTTACCCCTAGCTACCCTACTGCCCCGCCCTACACCGCCCCGCAAAACGCCGTTTTATCTCTTCCACCCTGCCTCCACAATTCGAAAAACTTTTTTGAGCGAAAAAAGTCTCGGCATCCCTCCGACGACCTCCATATTACCTTTCTGTAATGATGCGCCCGGAGTTAGTCTGTAATCACAGGTCCAGGTCGGCTGTAAAGGTGCAAATTAAATGGCGCAAGACGTAAGTGCACTTTGGTTACTGTTACAAAATTAGCTTAAACACGTTACGAAATTATCTTAAAAAAATGTGCGCGTAGGTTTCGAGAAAAAAGTGTAGTGTGCAATCGGGGTTATCAGATTTTTTCCTAAAAATAGCCGTTAAAAAGTAAAGACGGGCGAAAAAAACTTTTTCAAAACCTAAAAACAGCAAAAGTGACGTTGTGCCGTCTGTATGGCAGTTGCCATTTTTGAAAGTAAGTGGAAAATATAGCTTTGATGCTTCACAATGGTATAGATAATAGGTATAAATATATAATAAATAAAGAAATAATATATAAATATAATTGTTATATAACTATAACACTATTCAAAAAAATTCAAAATTTTACCCTGTGGAAAACCACAAAACATCAAAACATCATCCACATTTTTTCCACACATTTCCACTGTTAATTTAACGCCCCTTAAAGGTAACAAAGGAAAATTTAGGCATTCGATAATTGCACTATACAACCATGCGAAAAAGTTACGTCAAAACCCTACCGTATTTCTTTCGCATCACGCCCTTTCGTTATCTTTTAACAACACCTCACGCACACCTATATGTTTGTGATTACCTTCTAAAAAGATACTTGCCATCTTCGCTTTCCTGCCGCATACTAACCATGTGCTTACCTAGCACTATCCATCTCCAAATGTGATATGTCTGTGATTAAAGCCTTCATAAAACTTTTCTCACTTAACACATTTAGCCTTTATCTAAACACCACGAGGACTCAACAAATGGTTACTTCAGACCTTAAATACAAACCTAACTTCACTATCCCTGCTTCAAACTTATCCGCCAATTATCGGCAATATCTCACATGGTGTGAGCACAATAAGCCACTCTCCATAGTAAGCGCCTATATAAATCCTCCAAAGCGAAAACGTCAAAAAGCCATCACAGAAAGAGACCCTGCCAGTATAGATGTGGAGGAAGATGTTAATACTGTGATTAAAGCCCCCGCAACACTCACAAAAACCAAAATATACCAGCACACCCATAATTTCCTTCAAAGCCGTCTCTGCCTAGTTGGTGTCCCGACGTATTTTGTTGAGAAGTTTCGGCAGTTTGTGATGGGCGAATTGGATAGTGGTCTTGCTTGGGCTGAGAGTGGCGACGGGGAGTGTGAGAATGCTGGTCATTCTGCCGCTGTGGTTGCCATTGTGAGCACCATAAATGAATTTGTGATTCGACAATGCTGGGAGCAGGCGATGCGGCAGCTACGTGAACTCTGTGAAGGGCGGATGGGTATCTTGCGCGGGGTGGATAGCGGGGACAGTGAGGGTTGGTCTCGAGCTAGACTAGACGTTGCTTCGTCGTGGTCTGGCGTTTGGGATTTCAGGGGTTTTTGTGCTTTGGGGGTAGTTGCTGGCAACATGGGGTTGTTTTACGGTGTCGTTACGCCCCTGTGCGGGGCTGTGGGGCGTTTGGCTGGCATAGGCAATAGGGCAGGTGCACCCGCCCCTATATCTGCCCTTACACGGGCGCCTATGGACACCTTTGGTTTTCATGGCAACATCTATGACGCAGTCGTGGGCTGTGAATGGGGCGACTGGGATTTACCGTGGGATAGTGTCAGGGACAGATTTGACTTTGGGGGTGGGATAGCGGAATGGGTGGATACGGGTTGTTACTGTGATGAAAAAGAGTTGTTGCGCGGATGTTATGCTCACAGGGAGAGGGTTCTGGAGTTGGTCTGTGATGGGAAATGGCAAGGTTATTCAGGAGTCAAGACTTTGGGGTTTGCATGGCCGACGAGTGAAGAGATTAGGAAACGGGCTGAGATTGTGAGTACGCCTTTGTCTGGGTTGGTGAGGGCTTATCCAGGGTTCTCCAAAGTCGTGCACGAGATGGAAGACTGTGATGGGTATAATCGTGGGGTTGTCGAGTTGTGCTTGGAAAGCTGGTACTGGAAAGATTTTGAATGGTTGTATTTTAAGGGGCTAGGGGTTGAGTTAGAGAAAGAGGGGGTAGTAGAGAGAGGGACGTATGACCGCAAGAAACAAGATGACTTTCGTAAAACTGTGATGAAAGGGGTTCGCTATAAACTGGGGATATTGGAGGATGTGTTAAGAGGCATTAAAGAAGAGATGTGGGCGGCGAATAAAGGGTGGTTAGACGGCGTTCGGGAAGGACGGGAAGGCGATTGGTTCGGGCGATTGGAAGAAATAGAGGGGAAATTTGAAAATATGCTGGCGTCCGTAGGTATCGATTTGGGCGAGGCGGATAGTTAGGGTGTAGGGTTGGTTAGGGTAAGGTGTTTTCGGGGCTATGCGGGGCGCTGGTGCGGTTTTAGGCGGTGTTTTGTGGGTGTGGGTTGGTTTGGTTGCGGGTAAGGTGGGTTATGGCTGTGATTAAAATATCAGTGCTTGCATTCTTGGTAACATGGCGGCATAATAGCGTTGTAAATTTGATAAAGGAGTAAATTATGTACTGGGGAAACGAGAGCGATGCGTTTTGGACGCAGAAATTCAAAGAAGAATGGATAGACAGCGTTGAGTTGCAGAAGGAGCTTGGCGTTAGTCGAATGACTATTAGCCGTGCCATATCCGATGGGAAATTCCCGGCTGGGGCGGAGATTAGCTGTAAGGTTCGTGTTTGGAACCGTGAGTTTATAGCGCCACTGGTTGAGGCGTGGAAATTGGAAATCACAAAATGGCGCGTGGGGCGGGGGTTGCCGTTGCCAGAAGGATGGGAAAAGTACGTCCAGAAACTGGCAGAGTTTGAGAAGCAAATGAAGGCGCTGGATGCGGAAAAAGAACGGGTAAAAGAAGACTTTAACAAGCAAGGCCTCTACGGTGACGCATGAAATTCCAAAATATTCCTGCGGAATTGCGCGAGTTGCCGTGCTGGTGCGTGGCGGGGAAGGATAAAATCCCGCTGTACTGGGACGGGGAGGTGCGGCGGGCGAAGGTTGACGATTGGCGAACATGGATGAAATTTACAGACGCTATGGGGATGGCAGGTTGGCTGGGCGAGGGGTTTTCAGTAGGTTTTGTTCTGAACGATTGGTGTCAATATAGCTGCATCGACATTGATGTCTGTGATGCCCAGACTCAAGAGCAGAAAGGTCAAAAGATAGACAGCTCGAAGTGGACGACACAGGAGCAGTTTGAACGTTATTGGAAAATTGCGCAAGCGTTTGATACTTATACGGAACTTTCAAGAAGTGGCAAAGGTCTGCATATATGGGTGAAAGGGAAGGTTGACGGCGGGCGACGAGATGGTGTAGAACTTTATTCGACTAGGCGCTTTATCATATGCACAGGGGAGGTGGTAATTGGCGGCGGAATTAAGGAGCGTAAGGAGTATTTAGAACAGTTAGGGAAAGAAATTAGGAGGGGGCAAAACTGGGAACAAGAACTAGAAGAATTAGAGGCAGTTGAAGAAGACGCAGAGATTTGGAAGAAGGCTGTGAATGCCGAGAATGGCGACAAGTTTGTAAAACTTTGTGAGGGGCAATGGATGGAGTTTAATTACCCATCACAGAGTGAAGCAGATTTAGCTTTGATGGCTATGATTTGCTTCTGGACAAAGAGTAATGAACAAGTGCGGAGAATGTTTCGCCAGACGGTGCTTGGTAGCAGGGAGAAAGCCAAGCGCGACGATTATTTGAACCGTGCTTTGAAAGAGATACGCGGCAAGGCCAAGATAGAAGAACTGGAATGTGAGTTGGCTAAGGAGAGCGCCGAGAACTTTGCATCACAGATGGTTAAGATAATGCCAGTTGAGGATGTGAAGAAAGAAGGAGAACTTGAATACCCGCCGGGAATGGTGGGGCAGTTGGCACGGTTTATTTATGGGACATTGGCTAGGCCTGTGAAGGAAATAGCGATAATCACAGCATTAGCCTATATGTCAGGGGTCTGTTCGCGCGCGTATAATATCAACAGGAGCGGTCTGAATCTGTACTTGGTGCTATTGGCGGCGTCTGGTGTCGGTAAGGAAGGGATTAACGAGGCGTTAAGCTGGCTTACCTACAACATAGGCTTGAAAAGCGGCATGGAAGAAGAATTTGCCAAGCATTTTGTTTTCGGTGATTATGCGTCAGGGACTGCCTTGAAGAAAGACTTAGCGCAACGCAAGGCCATCATGAATGTGACGGGGGAGTTTGGGCAGAAATTGAGAATGTTGTTATCCGCTGATGGGCAAGGTGGCAGTCATTTACTCAACCTGAAAAAAGAAATGCTTGAACTCTACCAAAAAAGCGGGCAAGATAGCATTTCTCAGAACAGGGCATTTGCCGATAAGGAGAAGGAGATTGCCAATATCAAGGGGGCGGCCTTCTCTATGATAGGTGAGAGCACCATTACCGATTTTTACGAGGTGCTCACAGACACTGTGCTTCGCGACGGTTTCCTTAGCCGTTTTGACATTATTGAGTATCGGGGTAAGCGTAATCCGTTGGTGATGGAAGAAAACAGGAATTTCAAATTGCCAGAATTATTAGAAAAAACACTGGTTAATTTAGCGGTTTCAGCCTTCAACCGTTGTGAGCAGGACGAGTGTGACGCGGTGAAGGTAGAGTTTGAGAATAGACAGGCATTTGAGAAGTTTAATGCTTTCTGTGATGAAAAAATGAACGAAAGCGACGAAGATGCTGTGCACCAAATTTGGAACCGCGCGGGCATCAAGGTGATGAAAATAGCGGCGTTGCTGGCTATTGGCGACAACCACCTCTACCCGAAGATTACAAACGAGCACTTGGAATGGGCGAAGAGCCTTGTGATGAAAAACGTAGAAACATTCCTCGAACGCTTGCGTAGTGGTGATATTGGTCGTAGTGATGCTTCGAGGGTGCAGAAACTTATCTATGTATGCAAAGAATTGTTTATGACCAAGAACTTGCAATTCCAGAAATACAAAGAGATGGGCATTGTGCCGCGAATGTGGATTAACAAGTCTTGCTATGCGTTGCCAGCATTTGCAGGGCAAAGTAAACGTCTGGTTGATAACGCCATCATGGATTGTATATCGACTGGTTTCTTAAAGATTGTTCCTAACGATGTCAAAGCTAAACTTGGCATTAGAGGGGACGCATATTATATATTAGGGGAACAAACGTGATTTTATACGTTGCATTATTCTTGAAGAATGGCGCTGGGGCGCGTAAAGGTGGCTATGTGGCCGTCGGCGAAGATTTGCAGGCAGTGAGATTTGCCTGCTGTGAACACAATGACAACAAGCCTCTTGAATGGTACAAGGATGACGAAGAGTTAGTCTTGGATAACGAAGAAATAGAACGGGCGCGTGGAAAGAAGGGGACGTATTATGTCTGCGGTTTCCTTTCACAACCAATCGCTCACGGAAGTTTGCAAGACAACGAAAGTTACCAAAATGTAATGCAATGAAACTAGCCTTCTTCGTTTTGTTGTGTATAATGGCCACAAACCAACACAAAACGGAGACATAAAATGTTCAATAAACCTGAAATGATAGCGGCAGTTCAGAAAGCCGTTGCCGCCGCCCGCGAGGGTAAAAGCAGCCGCAACGTGCTGGTGCAAACCATAAGGGCACTGGGGGCGCAATGGTGCTTTGTGTACGTGCAGCGGGGGCAACAATACGCTGACAGCGAAGGGAACCTTTGCACCCAAGAAGTATCGTCTATTTTGGTAGGCTGGGATGCGGATATTTACTATAACAGCGGTTATAGTCTATACACATTCGCCACCGACAAAGTAGAGGAAGCAGTTGACAAATTTATTGAGAAGGTAGGTTTGTGATGGCCGCGATACCGAAGAACAAAGCAACGAAGAAAGATTTAGAACTGTGGTATGAATTGCAGAAACAGATTTCTGAGTTGAAAAACAAGGAAACTTTACTTAGACAAAAGATTTTTGGGTTCTACTTCGAGGACGCTAAGGAAGGTACTAACACTTATGACCTGCAAGACGGTTTCCTATTAAAAGGAAAACGGGTCGTCAATAGAACCCTAGATTACGGGGTCTTTCAAGCTAACGTTGGACGCTTCCGTGAGATAGGTATAACTCCGGAAGACTTGGTTCGCATGAAGCCGGAATTAGAATTGAAGGCATATCGTGGTTTGACAGCAGACCAGCAAAAGGTGTTCGACGAATGCCTTGTGATTAAAGACGGTATGCCGTCACTTGAAATTGTAGAAAACAAGAAGGGGAAAAAATGACTCAATTACCATATGCAGATTTTGTAAGAGGGCTTTGCAAACCAGGAACTGAAATTGTGGGGTCTATGACCCCACACGCCGCCCATTTAATTCATATGACAATGGGCGTTAGCGGTGAAGCGGGCGAATTACTGGATGCCATCAAAAAACATACCATGTATAATAAGCCTTTGGACGTCGAAAACGTTATCGAGGAAATTGGTGACGTGCTTTTTTACCTCACAGGTATTGCCAATGTTCTAGGTTTTACGCTGGACGATTGTGCGCAGGTAAACGCTGAAAAGCTGTCCAAACGGTACAGTGAGGGACGGTACAGCGACAAACAAGCGCAGGAACGTGCCGATAAAACAGAACGCAAATTCATGACGGATGCAGAACATGATGAAACTTAAACTTTGTGATGCTACACTGATAAACGAGCAAGGGGAAATCGTTATATCAGACGAACGGTTGCGCCCTTATTGCCCGTCTATTGCCAAGCCAGAAGGAACAGCAGTGTGGTACAATAAAGAAATCGTTGTGCCCATGAATTCCATTTATCTAATTCTTTTGCCAATTTCCTTCACAGTATCAATCGGTCCCTATGGGACGCGCGGTTATAAAACTTGCCGCACAGAAGAAGCCGCACTGGCGGAATTTATGCGGTGTGTGAAGAAAAACTATGAACCGATTCTTGTCTCCCTAGAAACAGGAGTAGTGGAGGTGCCACATGACACTGACGCAACTTAGTGTTCATTTAGGAATACAAGGAGAAGAATTTAATGACGTCCGTGCTCTTATTGCCGCTAATCATGTTGACATGGCAATAGCACATCTGCAAGCGGCATTGAATAGTATTGATGTGGAAAGTTACGAAGCCAAAACAACATTAGAGGAATTGCTCAAATGAAACCCATGCTAGCAAAAGACTGGGTTCGAGAAAAGCTACTGTTCCCCGTATTACTTCAACCTAAAATTGACGGTGTTCGCGCTATCAATAACGAGGGCAGGTTCACTGGGCGCAGTCTAAAACCCTTTGGCAATCGTTTCATCACAGAAATGTTCTCACAAGAATTTTTGCATGGTTTGGATGGGGAAGTTACTGTGGGCGACGTTACAGCGTCGGATGTTTGTCGTAAAACAACGTCCGCAGTATCAACCATTGACGGGCAACCGCAAATAATGTGGAACTTGTTCGATTACTTTGGCGGCGGCGCTGAGAAGGAAAAGTATTCTTTCCGTTACGAGATGTTGAAAGACAGAGTGCAAGGTATTATCAAGCAATATCCAGGAAGTGAGAACTTTTTGCAGGTTGTAGATTCTTATGAAATCAACAATATGCGAGATTTGGACGATGTAGTGGCAACGTTCCTTGAACAAGGATACGAGGGGGCTATTATCCGTTCACCATTTGCCCCGTATAAATACGGGCGTTCTACGCTGAAAGAGCAAGGGCTCTTGCGCATAAAACTTTTTGAGGACGCAGAAGCTAAGGTGATTGAGCTCACAGAAGCTATGTCCAATGAAAACGAGGCAACCATTAACGCTCTTGGGTACATTGAACGCAGCAGCCATCAAGCCAATAAAGTTCCGAAAGGGATGCTTGGCAATATGAAATGCGTCGATTTAGAAACGGGTGAGTACATCACAGTGGGTCCAGGCAACATGACCCATGAAGAAAGAAAACTCTACTGGGAGCGGCAGGATTTGTTAGTGGGTAAAACTATCAAATACAAGTTCTTCCCAAAAGGCATCAAGGACAAACCGCGCTTTCCGACCTTTTTGGGTTTCCGCGACGCGGCAGATTTGGAGGCTAAATGAATTTAACAACAACATCACAAGCGTCTGCAAACAGCGGCATTAAAGCCCTTGTTTATGGACCCGCTGGCATGGGGAAAACCATGTTATCCGCTACCCTACCCGCGCCCGTAATTATCAGCGCAGAAAGCGGCCTATTATCCCTACGCCCGCAAAATATTGCGCGAGTGTTTGGCGAAAATGCGCAAGGTATCTGTTATGATATACCTGTCATTGAAGTAAAAACAGTGCAGGATTTAACAGAAGCCTATAACTGGTTTACTACCAGTCCGCAAGCGGCCAATTTCCAGTCAATAGCGATTGACAGCCTTTCTGAAATAGCAGAAGTGGTTCTAAACAATGCAAAGCGGCAGGTAAAAGACCCACGCCAAGCATACGGGGAACTATTGGAGAAAATGGAGACGTTAATCCGGTTGTTTCGAGATTTGCCAAATAAGAATGTTATCATGATGGCAAAAATGGAAAGCTACAAGGAGGAGCTCACAGGTATTGTGAAGTATGGTCCGAGTATGCCAGGAAGTAAACTAGGGCAGAAGTTACCATACTTCTTTGATGAAGTGTTTAGGCTGGGTGTGAACAAAGATGCGCAAGGCATGGCATACCGCTTCTTGCAAACACAACCAGACTTACAGTTCGAGGCTAAGGACAGGTCAGGTTCCTTGGACCCCGTTGAATTTCCTAACCTGACCTATGTGTTAAACAAAATTATAGGAGTCTGACTATGTCCCAGTTGACATTTGACGCAACCAATCACGAGACGCTTGGTACTTACGAAGCGTTACCCGCTGGCTGGTATAATGCCGCTATTGATGCCTCAGAAATGAAGGCGACCAAAGACGGCACAGGTGCTTATCTGCAATTATCTTTCAAAATTCTTGATGGCTTTGCCAATGGTCGCAAGGTATTTGCACGGCTGAACTTGCAAAACAGCAATCCCACAGCACAGGAAATTGCATATAAAACTCTAAGTTCTATTATGCACGCTACTGGACAACTGCGCATCAATGATTCAGCAGAATTACACGCCATTCCGATGAAAATTAAGTTGAAGGTTCGTGCAGGGGACGACAAGTACGAAGCCAGCAATGACATCACAGCCTATGACAACGTGAACAGTAATCACGAAATGGCACAGGCACCCGTTGCGCAGAATGCCCCTGCTACTGGTAGCTGGAACGCGGCACCACAACCGCCACAGCCGCCGCAAGGCATGGCATGGGGCAATGCACCACAGCCACAGCCGCAAACCGCCCCACAAGCGCAAACAGGGGGCTTTTCCGCGCCCGCGCAACCGTGGGGGCAACCACAACAGCAAGCCGCCCCACA